GGCGGCAGGCAACGGCGCTCCCGCTTCCGAGCCGAAGGAACATCCAAGCGTAGCGAACGGAGGAATCGCAGAGGTTCAGGCATGGCTCGGCTGCACTCAGGACGGAATCTACGGGCCTGTGACCAAGAAGCATCTCGTCAAGACGCTGCAACACGAGCTGAATGTCCAGTTCGGCGCTGGCTTGATTGAGGACGGAATCTGGGGGCCGAAGACAAGGGCTGCATGCGTCAATGTTCGCAGGGGGGCACGCGGCAACATCACCAAGGTTCTTCAGGGCGCTCTCATCTGCCACGGCTACTCGACCAACGGATTCGACGGAATCTTCGGCGGGGGTACAGAGCGCGCGGTGCGCAGCTACCAATCCGACCACGGGCTGAGCGCGGACGGCATCGCAGGCAAGAACACCTTCGCGAGCCTTCTGGGCTAGAGCAATACGAACATAGATTGACGGATGGAGCCATACGCTTCGGCGCGTGGCTCCATCTGCGTATTCAGATGATGGGAGTGATCAAGATGATAGAGACATTCACGCTCGATACCCGCAAGTGCTACTCGCAAGGCAGCAAGCTGCGCATCTCACCGCTTCGGCGCGGCGAGCGGAACAACGTGACGCTCACCATAGCCGTGCGCCGCGACCGCAAGACCTACGACCTCACGGACATGACCGCGCACCTCGTCTGGCAAGCGTCGGACGGCAAGCTCGTCGGCCCAGTTCCGATGGAGGTGACCGACCAGGCCGCAGGCACCGTCCGCTGCACCTTGCCCGATGCCTGCTACGCCGCCGTGGGCATGGCGCGCGCGTACGTCGAGCTGCGCAGGGGCGCGGAGCTCGTGGACACCACCGACGAGCCGTGGGCCAATGTGCTCGACTGCATCGGGCCGGACGCCGAGCAGGCGGCGGCTTACGCGCTGCTCGAGGACTTCCGTTCGGGAGGGCAGGAGACGTGGACGCACCCGGACTCTCCCGGCGCTGCGTTCGCCGGGTGGTACAGGGACCCCGCGCTCACCGTCCCGTGCACCGTCGATGACGTCCGCGGCCCGGCCTATGCGAAGTTCGTCAAGGTGGCCGACCTGTTCAAGTTCTTGGGCTGCTCGCTCGACCGAACCGACAATGTGCCCGCCGAGCACACGGCGCCTAGGTTCGCGTACATTATGTCAGTGCCCGCAGGGGCCTCGATAATCGAGAACGGATGGTACTTCAAGAAAGTGACCAACCCGTCGCTTCCCGATGTGAGGAGCGTATCCAACAACAACTCCGTGCAGACGGGCAGCACTGTCTACGCTGCGCAGGTGTTCAAGAAAGTCACGCCTAGGTTCCACGAGAAGAAGTTCTCGACGAAGGCGTTCGTCAAGTACGCGACTGCCGACGGGACAACCGTAGAGGCGGTCGAGGCTGATTACGATGCGTTCTCCACCGTGGAGATTGCAGACGTTATTCTCCCGCATGCGATGGCGGCCCAGGCGGACAAGGACTACGCTGCGGCAATCAAGGCCGCGATTCAGAAGGAACAGTGATTCCGTGGGAGCGTATAAGGCATGCCCACGATGCGGGAGGATTCACCCATACGGCCAGCCTTGCCAGATGAAGAAGCCGGCATACCGCTACGAGAGGACGGGGGCTGACAGGCTGCGCTTCACGGCACGCTGGAAGAGGAAGAGCCTCCAGGTGAGGAGCGACGCGCACTGGCTGTGCGAGGTGTGCCGCGACCAGGGGAAGGTCACGACCGAAGGGCTTGAGGTTCACCACATAGACAAGCTGCGCGACGATCCAGACGGGCTGATCGAGGACGGCAACCTAGTGTGCCTATGCAGGCTGCATCATAGGATGGCGGACGATGGCGAGCTGACGAAGGAATACCTGCGCGGGCTCGCGGCCAAGAGGATCAAGGGCTGCTGACAATCCCCCCCTACCCTACGGGGAATTCGGGCGCGCTTACGCGCTATCTGACCGCCCTAGCTAAAACGCAGAATTTCTTATCTGCTGGGTTTTTTTGGAAAACGGCGGTTTTTGGGCTTAAAACTGCGATTATCATTCAATGAGGGCGATTATCGGTGATTCTTTCGAGCGTTTCACCCATAGCGCCCTCGAACGTATCGAGAAAGGAGATTTTCGAGCATGGACAAGACAAAAGTCATCTACATGGACGCCGATTCGCTTATTCCGTACGCGAACAACCCGCGATTGAACGACAACGCGGTGGATGCTGTGGCGGCTAGCATCAAGGAGCTCGGTTTCAAGGTTCCAATCGTCGTAGACGGCGAGAACGTCATCATCAACGGGCATACTCGGCTCAAAGCGGCGCACAAGCTGGGCTTGACGCAGGTTCCCGTCATCGTCGCGGACGATTTGACTCCCGCGCAGGTGAAGGCGTTCCGTCTGGCGGACAACAAGACCAGCGAGCTCGCGGAATGGGATTTGGACAAGCTGGACATTGAGCTTGACGGCATAGACGAAATCGACATGGGCGATTTCGGTTTCGATGTTGAGATTGATTATGATGCAGGCACGCAGCCTGACCAGAATCTTCAAGAGGACGGTTTTTGCGAGGGCGATGTGCCGCAGCGCGTCCAGCGTGGCGATGTGTGGGTTCTGGGTTCCCATCGTCTCATGTGCGGCGATTTATCTGGGACAAGGGCGGCGGAGGAATGGGCGACCTCACTGGAACGTTCTCGACCGACTACGAAATCATGCTCGTTGCTAATCAGAACGCAAAGATTCGCGGGAAGCGTATCGGAAGTGTTTGGAGCATTGCGAAGGACGCATCAAGCGATTACATACACCCAACACAGAAGCCAGTGGCACTTGCTGGTCAGGTAATTATGAGCACTTGTGACCGTGGCGACATCGTTCTCGATTTGTTTGGTGGTTCAGGCTCTACGCTTATCGCGTGCCAGCAACTTAACAGAAAATGCTATATGATGGAGTATGACCCGCATTATGCTGATGCAATCATTGATAGGTGGGAGAAATTTACGGGCATGAAAGCTGAATATGCGGAGGTTTAACGACATGAAAACAAAGATGAACCTACAAGAGCAGGCGGTCGAGATTCTTCGCATCGCCGAAGAGACGGGCGTGCAGACGAACTTCTTCTTCGTCACGACTTTCAAGCGTTACCAGGTGCAGCTCAGCAACCTTTCCGAACTGGAAAAGGCAATCAAGGAGACGGGCACGCTCGTAACGAAGGAATACGTGAAGGGTCGCGCGAACATATACGTCAACCCAGCCGTGACCGAGTACAACAAGACCACGGACAGCGCGAACCGCACGGTTACGACCCTTATGAAAATCATCAAGGGGTTCGCCAAGGAGGACGAGGAACGCGATTCTGGGCACGACCCCCTCATGGCGATAATCAACGGTGAGGACAATGGCGAGGAATAGGGGCTACGAATACTGCAAGGCCGCAATCGACGCCGACACCACCCCGAAGTACGTCAAGAAGCAGATGCGCCTATGGATGGACGTCTGCGAGGGCAAGAGCGACAAGTACGTTGTCAGCGACGCGAAGATTCACCAGGTCGAATCAATCCTGAAGCTGCTCGTCATGCCGAAAGGCCTGAAGGCTGGGCAGACGCTTTACGAGTGTACGACTGGTTATCAGTGGCTGCTCTACATCGCCGTTCTATGCACTGTCTACCGCGACAATCCCGAGAAGCGCTGCTACGAAATCGGGCTTCTGGAAATCTCCCGCAAGAACTTCAAGACATACACGGTCGCGGCTATCTTCATCATCCTGATGCTGACAGAGCCGAAGTTCTCCGAGTTCTTCTCCGTGGCACCGGACGGGGCGCTGTCAAGGCAGATTCGCGAAGCGATCTCGCAGACGCTGCGCTCGTCCCCGCTGGCCTACGAGTACAAGGGGAACAGGCGTTTCAAGATTCTGCGCGACCGCATCATGTTCAAGCCGAAAAGCTCCACGTACACTCCACTGAGTTATTCAACGTCGCGCATGGACGGGCGCTTGCCGAGCGCCTTCTGCGCCGACGAGGTAGGGGCGCTGCCGACAAGCTATGCTGTGGAAGCGATGAAGTCTGGCCAGTTGAACATCCTGAACAAGCTCGGCTTCGTCATCAGCACCAAGTACCCGACCATCGACAACCCTTTCGAGGACGAGGTGGCATACGCCAAGAAGGTGCTGGACGGCATCACCGATGATGATACGCTGTTCGCGTTGCTCTACGAGCCTGACGACACGAAGGACTGGATGACGGACGATTTGGTCATGCGTCAGGCGAATCCAGTCAGCTTGGAGATTCCTGAGATCTGGGAAGACCTGATGAAAAAACGCGCCTATGCCATCGCCGTCGAATCGGCACGCGAGAACTTCCTGACCAAGCACTGCAACATCATCTATCAGGGTCAGGGCACCGAGACGTTCATCGACGTTGCCGACGTGCAGGCATGCAAGGTCGCAGACATCGACTGGAAGGGCCGCGTCGTGTATCTCGGTCTTGACCTTTCGGAGACGAACGACAACACGGCTGTCGCTATGGTTTCGGCAGACGATGACGGAAACATCCTTGCCGATGTTTTCGCATTCGTTCCAGAGGGCCGCATTCCTGAGAAGAACGCCTACGAGAAAATCGACTACAACGAGTTCGTCCGCGCTGGGAAGTGCATCGCCTGCGGTGACAGGGTAATCGACTACAAGGTGGTCGAGGACTTCATTCTCGGCATCGAGGAAAAGTACGGCGTGCAGGTGCAGGCAATCGGCTACGACCGATGGAACGCGCTCAGCACCGCGCAGAAGCTTGAGGGAGCGGGATACAACACCGTCGAGATCAGGCAGCACAGCTCCGTGCTCCATCCTCCGACGAAACTTCTGAAAGAGAAGATTCTTTGCGGCGAATTCGAATACACAGACAACAAGCTGCTGGAAATCAACTTCCAGAACGCCCGCTGCTCGTATGACACGAACCGCAATATGTACGTGCACAAGAAGAAGAGCAAAGGCAAGGTCGATATGGTGGTTTCGCTTATCAACGCCGTATACTTGCTCCAGCAGGATGTTGTGTTCAATCAAATGCCTGACTTCACGGTTCAGGTCATCTAAAGGGGGATTTTATGGGATGGTTCAGCGATATGTGGGAGCGCAAGCGCTCCGCCGAGAACGTCATCGGCAACGACGGTACGGTGAACGACGTGCTTCTGAGGGCATTGCTCGCAAACGAGCCAATCGACCGCGACAAGGCGATGATGCTTCCAGCGGTATCCGGCGCGGTTGACTTCATCACGAGCGCCGTGGCCTGTATGCCGGTGCGCCTGTACCGCACCAAGAAGGGCGTTGTCGAAGAGGTGGAAAACGACCAGCGAACGAAGATGCTTAACGGCGATACGGGTGACACGCTTGACGGGTTCCAGCTCAAGAAGGCGATGGTCGAGGATTACCTCATGGGCAAGGGCGGCTATTGCTACATCGAGCGCAGCCGCAACGACGTGACGGGTCTGTACTACGTGAAGTGCGACGCGGTGAGCATAAACATCAACAACGACCCGATTTACAAGTCTTACGACATCATCGTCGGAGACGGGACGTACAAGCCTTTCGAGTTCATCAAGATTCTTCGCAACACGAAGGACGGAGCTTCAGGGGTCGGCCTTACCGTCGAGGTCGCGAAGGCACTTGAGACTGGATACCAAACGCTCATGTATCAGCTCGGGCTGGTGAAGGCGGGCGGAAACAAGCGCGGGTTCCTGAAGGCACAACGCAAGCTTGGGCAGGAGGAAATCGACACGCTCAAGAGCGCATGGTCGAACCTTTACGGAAACACTGAGGAAAACGTTGTTGTTCTGAACAACGGCATCGAGTTCCAAGAAGCGTCGAGCACTTCCACCGAGATGCAGCTTGACGAGAACAAGCGTACGATGGCCGAGGAAATCAACGGCATCTTCCACATCAAGGACAACTTCGAGGAGACGTGGAAGTTCGCAATCTACCCAATCGTGCGGGCGTTCGAAACGGCGCTCAACCGCGACCTTCTTCTGGAGCGCGAAAAGCGAAATTACTTCTTCGCGTTCGACAGCCGCGAAATCATCAAGGCGAGCTTGAAGGAACGGTATGATACGTACCAGCTTGCGAAAGAATGTGGCATAATGACGATTAACGAAATGCGCCGCAACGAGAACATGAACGAGATTCCTGGGCTTGACCTCATCGACCTTGGGCTCGGCTCTGTTCTCTTCGACACCGCCACGGGAGAGACGTACACCCCGAACACGGGCTCCACGAAGGCGGCTGGCATTTCGGATTCTGGCGGCGCAGTTCAGGCGCAAGGGGGTGAAATCAATGCAGATTAATATTCGTGAAGATGCGGTCGAAATCGAGGGCTACGTTAACGCCGTGGAGCGGAACAGCAAGCCGCTGCTTTCGCGCATGGGCAAGTTCATCGAGCGCATCAAGGCGGGCGCTTTCGCGCGAGCCTTAAAGCGCAACGACGACGTTCACGTGTTGCTCAACCACGACTGGCAGCGCGACCTCGGCAGCACTAAGAAGGGCAACCTCGAACTGACCGAGGACAACATCGGCCTTCATGCCAAATGCACCATTTCCGACAAGGAAGTCATGGAAATGGCGAAGCGCGGTGACCTGGTGGGCTGGTCTTTCGGCTTCTACGACCGAGACGTCAAGAACGGAGTCGAGAACGGGATGCTCACACGCGAGGTGAACGACCTCGATCTCGAAGAGGTTTCCATCCTCGACCGTTCCAAGGTGCCAGCCTACGATGGCACGCTCATCATGGCCCGCAGCGAGGATTCCGAGAACGATATGTTCTTGTCGGAGTCCTTCGACGCGGACGGCGAACCGACCGAGACGCGGGATGCCGAACCGCAGCAGGAAACGCAGCAGAAAATCAATTACGACGAGTACAAGGCAATGATTGCCGAGATGAAGGAGGGCTAACATGCCGAAGATTTTCCACACCCGCTCCCTGAGCTACAAGAACCTCATGGAGCTGAAGAACGACAAGATTAACCAGGCCGAGAAGATTCTCGCCGACGCCGAGGTCAACAAGCGCGAGCTTACCGAGGACGAGGCCGAGGAGCTGGCCGAGATTCGCGATGACGTGAAGCGAATCAAGGAGGCGCTCAAGATCGGCGACGAGCTTGACGACTCCAAGGATAAGCAGCTGAAGCAGGAGCCTACGCCAGATGGCGGCGAGCCGAAGCCGACTCAGGAGCAGCAGGAGCGCCGCGCCTTCGAGAACTTCATCCGTGGCCGCGTGATGCACGAGCGCGCTGGCGAGCTGACCAAGACCGACAACGGTTCCGTCATCCCGACCACCATCGCGCAGCAGATCATCAAGAAGGTCTACGACGTCTCGCCGATTCTGGAGAAGTCCCAGAAGTACAACGTAAAGGGCAAGCTCCAGATTCCGTACTACGACACCACGGCTGGCGGCATCACCGTCGCGTATGCCGACGAGTTCAAGCCGCTGACCTCTTCCAACGGCAAGTTCAAGAACATCGAGCTCGACGGCTTCCTCGCTGGTGCTCTGAGCAAGATTAGCAACTCGCTTATCAACAACAGCCAGTTCGATATCGTTTCCTTCGTGGTAAACCAGATGGGCGAGGACATCGCGCGCTTCATCGAGCATGAGCTTCTCATCGGCACCGATGGCAAGGTCGAGGGCCTTTCCAAGCTCACCAACGCCGTGACCGCAGCGGCTGCTAACGCAATCACCGCCGACGAGGTTGTCAAGCTGAAGGATTCCATCAAGGACGCTTTCCAGAGCAACGCAATCTGGATTATGTCCCCCGCTACCCGCACCGCGCTCCGACTGCTGAAGGGTTCCGACGGCCATTACCTGCTCAACGATGACATCTCTTCCCCCTTCGGCACCGTCCTTCTCGGCAAGCCGGTCTACGTGTCCGACAACATGCCCGACATCGCTGGCGACAAGACCGTCATCTACTACGGCGACATGACTGGCCTTGCAACCAAGTTCTCCGAGAACATCACTACTGAGGTTCTGCGCGAGAAGTACGCAGACGAGCACGCCACTGGCGTTATCTCTTGGTTCGAGTTCGATTCCAAGGTTCAGAACGCGCAGAAGCTCGCCAAGTTGGTGATGGCAAGTGCATAAGGCGCTGAGGTCTTTCAGCGGCGCAATCTCGATGCACGAGGGCGAGACGCGCGAGATTGACAACGCCGAACTGGTGGCCGATCTGTTGCAGGCTGGCTACATCGAAGAGGTCAAGCCCAAGCGCGGCAGGAGCGTCAAGAAGTCTGGGGACGCGAATCCCCAAGAGTAGGGGGGATTAGATGAACCAGATCGCGAAAGTCTCGGAGGTCACCGCAGCCGACCTTGCGGAATATCTGCGGGTCGGCGAGGTGACAGCTTCCGAGGAAGGGTTTCTAGACACGATAATCGGCGCGGCCAAATCGTACATGGTCAAGTACACGGGGCTGACTTCGGAGCAGCTGGACGAATCCAGCGACCTCGCTATCGCCCTGCTCGTGCTGGCACAGGACATGTACGACAACCGCGCCATGTACGTCGATTCCGCGAACGTCAATCTGGCGGTGCAGAGCATCCTCGACATGCACTCCGTAAACCTTCTGCCGTCGGTGATGCACGATGATTAACGCAGGCAAGTACAACCACCGCATCCAGATCGTCAAGCCGAAGACATCGCACGACGCTGAGGGGTTCCCGAGCACGGTTGACGAGCCCGTACTGGAAGCCTACGCGAGCGTGAGAACGACGAGAGGGTACACGCTCATCAAGAGCGGGACGAGCTTCGAAGCGGCAACGACGAACTTCACGATTCGCTACCCGCTTGAAACGAGAATCGACCGCGACATGGTTGTCCTTTTCGACGGAAGGAGCTACGAGATTCAGTACCTGAACAACGTCGATTACGCCAACGTAGAATTGGAGATTCAGGCGAAGGAGGTGACGCACTGATGGCAGAGTTCGAAGAACAGCTCCCGACCGAGCTTATGGAGCAGTTCGAGCTCCTTGACAAGAACACCGAAACGATGCTCAAGGAGATGACGCGCGAGGGGGCGAAGAAGGTTCTGGCGAACGTCAAGTCCAACGTCCCGTCGAGCTTCGGGAAGTCGGGCATCATGAAGTGCCTGAAGCTGACCCGTTCGTACAAAACGCCATCAGATGACGGCGTTGCAACCAAGGTCGCGTTCTACGGGTACTTCAATAACGAGGACGGAAAGAGAACGCCCGCGCCTTTGGTGTGCAATTTGTTCGAATACGGGCGCAGCAATTCGCCGTATCCACGCCATCCATTCATGCGCCGAAGCTTCGTGGGCAGCGAGATCGAATCGGCGATGAAAAAGGTGCAGGGCAAGTACCTGCCGAAGGGGTGAGCCGATGAACTCTGAAATCGTCAAGATCTTCGACGGATTCACCGTCAACGGCAAAGATGTCCCCGTGCGGTTCATGACGTACGAGGGACATGGCGAGCCTTACGTCATTTTCTCGCGCGAGTATGACGATAGCTCGTATGCTGGGGATGATTCGATTCTCGGCTACGTCACGTATTACGACTTCGACGTGTATAGCAAGGGAAACTTCACCGATCTCGTGGAAGCGGTAAAAGACAAGATGGAAAACGCTGGCTGGACGTGGCAGGTTTCGCGCTCGTCTTCCGACATGTACGAGGATGATACTGGCTACTTCCACGTCACGCTCAGTTTTGCAAAAGAAAGAGGGATTTAGATGGCAAAAATCGGCCTTACCAACATCTGGTGGGCGAAGCTCACCGAAGCCGAGGACGGAGCACCTACTTATGACGGCGCGAAGTCTTTCGGCAAGGCGGTTTCCTGCAAGGTTTCCGTGACCAACAACGACGCGACGCTCTACGCCGAAGACGCTCTTGCGGAATCCGACAAGAGCTTCAACAGCGCGTCCGTGACGCTCGGCGTTGCCGATGATGACGATACGATTTTCGCGCCAATCCTCGGCCACACCGTCAATGACGGCGTTTCAGGCAAGGGCGAGATGGTGCGCAACGCCAACGACGTTGCCCCATACATCGGCCTGGGCCGCGTTATCACCAAGATGGTCAACGGCGCTCTGAAGTACAAGGGCGAGTTCCTGTACAAGGTCAAGTTCTCCGAGCCTAGCCAGGAAGATCAGACGAAGGGCGAGAAAGTTGACTTCAAAACGCCAGAAATCGAGGGATCTGCGGCGCAGCTCGTGAATGGCAACTGGTCTGCTGCGCAGACGTTCGACACTAAAGACGCTGCCGTCGCATGGGTCAAGGACAAGCTCAAGGCAACGGAATAATAGCTGGAACATATGTGCGATAATGGGTCATGGCAATCGCCGTGGCCCATTGTTTTAAGGAGGAAGGAACGAAATGAAAAGCAAGTTGCAGGAGATCGAGCACAACGGCAAGACGTACAAGCTCGCCTTCGACCTCAACGTCATGGAAGCAATCCAGGACGAGTACGGCAGCATTGAAGCATGGGGCAAGCTTGTGGAGCCCGAAGAAGGCGAGCCTAACATCAAGGCGCTCGTGTTCGGAGCCACGCAGATGATTAATGAGGGTATCGAAATCTCGAACGACGAGGACGGCACCGACGAGAAGCCGCTCACGCATCGAAAGGTGGCCCGCATCCTCACCGAGGTTGGGCTCGAATCGGTGACGAACAAGGTGCAACAGACGGTGGTCGATTCCGCAGCAGATGATTCAAAAAACGAGTAATCCACGACGAAGACGTGATTTTCGATTACGACCCGACAATTAACTTCGCGTGGTACTACTTCATCGGGCGGACGCGCTTGGGGCTTTCGTCCGACAAGGAAGTCGGGAGACTGACGCTCAGACGGTTTCGGGCGCTTTACCAAGCGTACAAGGACACGTTCGACATCGAGACGAAGCTGAGGGCGAGCGGGTCAACGTATGCCAAGCTCGAAGCGCAGTCAATGAGCGACGAGGAATGGTTCTAACCAAGGAGGTGGTCATATGGCAAGTTTCGGTGGCGCGGTCAAGCTGACTGGCGAGAGCGAGTACCGCGCCGCGTTGCGCAACATCTCGCAGAGACTGAAGGAAGTTTCGTCCGAGCTGAAGCTCGTGTCATCGCAGTACGACAAGAACGACACGAGCATCGAAGCGCTGACCGCGAAGCAGACGGCGCTGACCCATCGGCTTGAAGAGCAGAAGTCGAAGCTTTCCACGCTGCGCGAGCAGTATGCGAAGATGGGCAGCGAGTACCAGCAGAACAAGGAGAAGCACGAGCAGCTGGTCGCTTCGTACAACCGCGAGAAGTCCGAGCTGGAACGCATCGGGCGCGAGCTTGGGACGACTTCGCCTGAGTACAAGAAGCAGGCGGAAGTGGTCGCAAAGCTTAAAGAGCAGGTCGATAAATCGACCACGGCGAACGACCAGAACGAGCGCTCCATGTCTCGTATGCGCACGCAGATGAACATCGCGCAGACGGACATAAACAAGACCTCAAACGAAATCAAAGACCTCGAATCGCAGATGGGCAAATCCGCAACCTCAAGCGGCAAGCTCGGCGAATCGGTCGAGGACGCTGGAGAGAAGGCGCGCAGAGCTGAGGGAGGGTTCACCGTCCTGAAGGGCGCTATCGCCAACCTCGCTGGCAACATCCTCACGTCGGCAATCAACGGCATCCAGAACCTTGCTGGCGAAGCAATCAGCTCCGCCGACGCTCTGAAGAAGTTCGAGTCGACCATGAGCTTCGCTGGATACGACGATTCGACAATCGCAAAGGCAAAGGACGACATGAAGCTGTACGCCGACCAGACGGTGTACGACCTCGACACGGTTGCCAACACGACCGCGCAGTTGGCGGCGAACGGCATCCAGGACTACACGGGTCTGACGCAGGCCGCTGGCAACCTCAACGCCGTCGCGGGCGGCAACGCGGAAACCTTCAAATCGGTTGCAATGGTCATGACCCAGACAGCGGGCGCTGGCAAGCTCACTACGGAGAATTGGAACCAACTCGCGGACGCGATTCCCGGCGCGTCCGGCAAGCTGCAAGAAGCGTTGCAGAAGAACGGCGCTTACACAGGGAACTTCCGCGACGCTATGGAAAAGGGTCAAATCACAGCTGACGAGTTCAACCAAGCCATCATGGATTTGGGCTTCACCGACGCGGCGCAGCAGGCCGCTACCTCCACGTCAACTTTCGAGGGCGCGATGGGAAACATGCAGGCGGCTGTCACTGACGGTCTCATGCAGATCTACGATGCCATCGGCTCCGAGAACGTGACGGGCTTCATCAACGGAATCACCGATGCGGTGTCTGCCGTTATCCCGCCAATCAGGGACGGCATCTCGTGGCTGAAGGACAATCTTCCGACAATCGCCCCGCTTCTATCGGCCATCGCTGGCGCGTTGGTCGGCTTGCTTGTGGCTGAGAAGATAACGGCGTTTGTCACGGCGTTTAGCGCATGGAAGACCGCCACGGAAGGAGTGGCAATTGCGCAGCAGCTTCTCAATGTGGTCATGTCGGCCAACCCGCTTGGCATCGTCCTGACCCTGATAGGCGCATTGGTCGCTGCAATAGTCGCGCTCTGGAACACCAACGAGGGTTTCCGAGAAGCGGTCATGAATGCGTGGCAGGGCATCCAGGACTTCGTAGGCAATGCGATTCAGGCAATCGTGGACTTCTTCATGAACCTCGACACGACCATTTCGCAGCTCCCGCAGATGTTCGCCGATTGGCTGAACAACGTTATCGCAACGGTCACCGAATGGGTTTCGAACATGGCGGCACAGGCGGCTAGCGCGGGCTCGCAGTTCGTGAGCAACGTCGTGAACTTCATCGCGAACCTTCCCGCGAACGTCGCGAGCTTCCTGAGCAGCGTCATCTCGAACGTAGTTGGCTGGGTTTCGAGCATGGCATCCAACGCTTCGCGTGCTGGCTCGCAGTTCCTGAGCAACGCAATCAACTTCGTCTCGCAGCTGCCTGGGCGCATCGCAAGCTTCCTGGGCAACGTCATTTCCAATCTCGGCTCGTGGGCTGGGCAGATGGCGAGCAGGGGCGCTGATGGCGCAAGGAACATGTTCAACGCGGTTGTCAATGGGCTGGCCTCGCTGCCTGGGCGCGTGCTCAGCATCGGCTCCGACATCGTGCGCGGCATCTGGGACGGCATCAGCGGTGCTGCTGGATGGCTTGCCAACAAGGTGGCGAGCTTCGCAAACGGCATCTTGGACGGCATCAAGAACACGCTTGGCATTCACTCGCCTTCGCGAGTGTTCCGCGATCAAGTCGGCAAGTACATCGCCCAGGGCATCGGCGAGGGCTTCACCGACGAGATGGGCAGCGTTGTCGGTCAGATGCAGGATGCCATGCCCGACCCTTCGGCTTTCGTGAGCGACCAGCAGATTGCGTACAGCGGCTATTCCGCAGCTGGGACGGTTACCAATTCCAGCGTCGTCGACGCTGTTGTCGAAGCCCTTGGGCGCGTCCACATCGTGCTCGATGACGAGGTGGCTGGCAAGTTCGTGGAGCGCACGGTCACGAACGCGATTTATGCATAATAGGAGGTGTTTACATGGTTAACTGCATCGAGCTGAACGGCGAGAAGAGCACGAGCGTCAAGGGGCTGATAATCCAGTCCCTTCCGCCGATTACGAAACCGAAGATGCGCACGAGCAACGCGACAATCGACGGGCGCGACGGCGATATAGTCACGAAGCTGGGCTATTCCGCCTATGACAAGCAGCTGAGCATCGGCCTTCACGGCGATTTCGACATCGACGATGCAATCGCCTTCTTCGATTCCGAGGGTGAGGTCGTTTTCGGCAATGAGCCAGACAAGTACTACCGCTATCAGATTCTCGATCAAATCGACTTCGACCGCCTGGTGAGGTTCCGAACGGCGAAGGTCAAGATGCACGTCCAGCCGTTCAAGCACGATGCGGTGGACAGGACTTTCGACATCGTGAACCAGCTCTTGCACGTCCAAGATTCGACGGCTGGCAGGTTCGGCGTAACGGTCACTTCAAGCAACGGCAGCATCAAGGTCGCTGGCAGGGCAACGAGCGATGTCGATATAGAGGTTCCAATCGAGAGCATGTCGCTCTCCGGAAGCTACACCCTGACCGCTTCGGCTAGTGGCAGCGCTGCTGGTTGCGCGTTAAGGCTCATCGACGGCTCACCGTCCAGGTCTTTCGGCGGCTCGTACATGGAACTGAAGAGCGACGGCGCAGCGACTATGACCGCAACGGCTGATCCGAGCGCCGAGTACGATGCGCTGTGGCTCGACATCAAGGCTGGAACTTCAGTAAACTTCACGCTAGGCGTGACCATGTCGAGCGACAGCTTCAACGAAATCTCGCTGACGAATCGCGGGAACGTCGTGTCAAGGCCGACCGTCACGGTGTACGGCAGCGGCAACGTCGAGCTGGCAATCAACGCGGTTACCGTGTTGTCGTTCTCAATCGAAAGCGGCAGCATCACGATAGATGCTGAGGAAATGAACGCGTACCATGGCGATGCCCTGATGAACCGACACGTCACGGGCGATTACTCCGACTTGCGCCTGAACGTCGGGGAGAACGTCATGTCGTGGCGCGGTGACGTTACGGGAATCAAGGTCGATGATTTTTCGAGGTGGTTATGATGCGAGCTAATTTCACGATGGAAGACAAGTACATCCGCATGGTTCGAGGTGACACGCTTTCGTTCGGCTTGCAGGTCTACGACGAAGAGGGAGCTCCTTTCGGGCAGGACTTGGAGCGGGCGTATTTCACTTGCAAGTCCAACCGCAGCGACAACCGATTCCTTTTCAAGAAGTCTCTTTCGGACGGCGTTTCCAAAGTGGGACAGGGCGCGTACACCGTGCGGGTAGCTCCGAGCGACACGGCAAGCGCCAAGCCAGGTAAGTACTTCTACGACTTCGAGATCGGCTGCAACGGGGACGTTTTCACCGTCATGCGCGGTGTGCTCGAAATCATGCAGGACGTAACGTTTTAATCTGGGGGGGGTGATGAAATGGCGAAGATAGACGAGCACGTCAAGGTGATGCTGCTCAAAGGCGAAGCTGGAGCGAGCATCAAGTCAATCGACAAGACCGCTTCGGACGGCATTGTAGATACGTACACCGTCAAGCTGACGGATGGGACGGAGAGCAGCTTCTACGTCACGAACGGTCGCGACGGCGAGAAGGGTGAAAAGGGAGACACTGGAAACACAATTTCGGTGCCCGTTTCTGGGCTTTTCAACATGGGCGTTGATTCTGACGGGAACCTGTGGGTCTACCATTCGGATTCAGACAAGGTGCCAGATTTCGAATACGATTCATCGACTGGCAACTTATACTATGTGACAAAGGGGTGATTACATGGCGAAGACACTAATCGGCAACATCAAGGGAAAGAACGGGCGAGGAATCACCAGCATCAAAAAGACTGGCACGACTGGCTCTGTCGATACCTACACAATCACGTACACCGACAATACCACGAGCACTTTCACCATCAACAACTCAGACAGCATTTCGCTTCAGCGTCAAATCGTCCCGAGCGCGGCGGTGGAATCTTCGGCCACCGCTTCGCAGGCGTACGCAGCTGGCGACTATGTTGTCGTTAACGGCGTTCTGCGCAAGGTGAAGGCTGCAATCGCCAAGGGCAACGCCATCTCAGATTCCAATTCGGCCGCCACTACAGTCGGTGGAGAGCTCGCAAGCATCGGAACCACGCTTAAATGCACTACGCTTAAGCTTGTAGACGACATTACCGTCGGAGCAGACGGTCGAGATTTTAGCGTCACGTGGCCCGTCGAATTTTCAAGAATCAAACACGTGCTTTGTAGATACACATCAAAGAATGTGGAGGCGGTTCTCGTCGTCTCGAATTGGAATAAAAACTCGGTCTTGCTACGCGCTACGGCATCGCAAGAGTATGACATTACATTGACAGTGCTATATGTTTAGCGTATGAGGTTAAGGAGAACAAGCATGTCGAAGAAGATGAAATTCGCAGACGGAAAGACCATCGATTTCACGGACAGGAGCACAGCGCTCGATTGCGTGGCGGTTGTCGCCACCTTCGCGGAGCTTGACGCAATCCGCGCCGAGTTCGCCGAGGACAACCTGAAGGGAGCGGAGTTCGACGGCGCTGCCGCACAGCATCTCGTGCCCGTCTCCGTGAAGGCCGAGACTGACGGTGAGAACGTCGTTGCCCATTTCACCAACCGCGTGAAGGAACAGGACGAAATCAACGCCGAGCAGATCAGCGAGCTGCAGGAAGCTCTCGCGGCCATCGTGGAAGGGGCATAAAATGGGTTACATCTACGCTCGTCTCATCTACAAGGGACTCAGGACGTTCGACAGCGTCCCGAAGAAGTACCAAGCAGCCACCAAGGCGGCTTACAAGGACATTTACGGCATCGAGCTTTAGAGCCGTAGAAAGATTGAACGCTCAGGTGGGGGGTGCAGCGATGCGCCCCCCTTGGCATATAAGGAGGTGCACAGATGATTAGGGTTTTCGAACCAACCGACAAGAGCTTCACCAGCAACGGCGATATAGTTATTCTGCCGGCGAAGGCAAAGGTGACCAAGAAGGACAACGGCGATTACTACCTCGATTTCGAAGCGAGCACGAAGTATGCCGATTATCTGACCAGCGGGCGGATAATCGTGGCAGACACGCCGCAGGGCGCTCAGGCGTTCCGCATCTCGGGAGTGACCAAGAAGAGCTCCAAGGTTTCGCTCAAGGCTTGGCACGTGTTCTACGATTCAAAGAACTACCTCATCTCGGATTCTTACGTCGTGGACATGACCGCCAACGCGGCTCTCGACCACCTGAACGAGGCCACTGAGCCGAGGAGCGAGTTCGTCACAATCTCGGACGTGCAGACGATTGATTCGTTCCGCTGCGTCAGAAAGTCGCTATACGAGGCGATCCAGACGGTCATCGAGCGCTGGGGCGGGCATCTGGTGCGCGACAACTTCCGCATCGAGCTTCGCCAGTCAATCGGGGCAGACAACGGCGTTACGGTGAGGTACCGCAAGAACCTGAAGGAGCTGACGTGCAAGGAAGATTGGAGCGGCGTCGTTACGAAGCTGCTTCCAGTTGGCGCGGACGGCATCCTTCTCAACGACCAGAACGCTTCCGCTTCTATATACGTCGAGAGCGAGCAGAAATGGGACATACCGTACACCAAGACCGTCTCGTTCTCGCAATCCGATATCAAGAAGGAAGATTACGGCAACGACGAGACTGCCTACCGCAAGGCCCTTGTCGATGACCTGAGAAGGCAGGCGCAGGACTACGTAAACAGGAACTGCGTCCCGAAGGTGAACTACACGCTCAAGGCAGATATGGAGCGCGTGACCGACATCGGTGACACGGTGGAGGTTATCGACGAGCGCCTTGGCGTGCGAATCCTGACAAACGTCATCGGGTTTACGTATGACTGCATTCTCGGCAAGTACACCGAAATCGAGTTCGGGAACTTCACGAAGACGCTGAGCGGCCTTGCCGGGTCGCTCCAATCGTCTGCGCAGAGCGCGGCGCAGAGCACGGTAAACAACGCCATTCAGGGGGTCGCCGATACGGTGACCCGGAGCATCACGCAGTCGATGGGCTCTTCTTACGTCATATACGACGGCTCGAAGATCCTGGTGCTGGATACGCTGCCGAAGGAGGACGCGCACAACGTCATCATGATTAACGACAACGGCATCGCGTTCTCGCGCAATGGCATCGCTGGGACTTTCGAAAGCGCCTGGGGCATTGACGGCACGATGAACATGCAGAACATCAACGTCATCAACTTCGTGGCCGACCTAATCAAGGGCGGCACGCTGAAGCTCGGCGGAAGCGAAAACGGAAACGGCGTGATGGAGGTTCGCTCGGCGGGCGGCTCGCTTCTGGGGCAGCTCGACAAGGACGGGCTTCGCATGTGGGCCAACGACGGCTCGCGCATCGAAATCAACGCTTCGCAGGGGCTTGTGGGCTACGACGCTCAGGGAAACGCGACCTACGGCGTTACCGACGGCGTGTTCTACATGGCGAACGGGTACATCAACAGCTCGCTCGCTATCGGCGGCCTGATGAAGATGGTACCGATTCAGACGGACGCAAGCACGGGAATCGCGTTCGTCGCGCTGGCATAGGAAGGGGGAAATCGAATGGCATTAAGTGGCAGCATCACAGGCGCGTACCGATGGTATACGTTGCGGGCGGATTGGAGCGCGGTTCAGAACCCGGCTGGCAATTATTCCGATGTCACGGTCAAGCATACGCTCGTGATGGGCTCGGCGTACTCGCTGAACATCGCATCGCGAACGAACACCTGTTCGGTCGGAGGGGTTTCGCAGGGTTACACGTCTGGGGCAATCAACCAGAAGGGCGGCTCGGTGCTTCTCGGCACGACCGTCCACAGGGTTTCGCATGACGCGGACGGAACCAAGACCGCGCAGCTCAACGACACGTTCAACATCAACGCGACAATCGACGGCAAGAAGGTCGGGAGCATCGTCGCTTCAGGCTCCATCTCGCTCGATAGGATAGCCAGAAACGCCACCATCGTCACGGCGAACGACTTCACGGACGAGACGAGCCCGACGCTCACCTACAGCAACCCGTCCTCGTTCTCGTGCGACGTTTCAATCGAGTTCGCGGGCGGCAGCATCACTAGGGCTGGCGCGATAAGCGGGGCAAGCGGATCGTACACGATGCAGCTCACCGATTCAGAGCGCACGACCCTGCGCAACGCGAGCAGGAATTCGCCTACGCTCAAGGTGACCTACGCGCTTAAAACGACCATCGACGGCACGGCGTACTACTCGCGAGCCGAAAGGAAGATGAACGTCGTTGATGCAGCGCCAGAGCTTGGAGCAGTCTCATATGAGGACGCCAACGCGGCAACGGTGGCCGTGACTGGGGACAAGTCTCGCATCATCCAGAACCATTCGGCGCTGACCGTGACAATTCCAACCGCTACCGCGAAAAAGGGCGCGACAATCACGAGCTACACCATCGCGTTCGGCGGCGTGTCGAAGAAGGTGCAGAGTGCTGGTGCTGTTTCAATCGGTACGGTGGACGTTTCGTATTCTCAGGCTCTGACCGTCACGGTAACCGACAGCCGTGGGCTCACAGCGAGCAAATCTGTCCAGGTGACGGTTGACGATTACAGCGCACCGACTGCGGTCATCGACCTGCACCGTTTGAACAATTTCGAGCCTACGACGTACATCACCGCGAACGCGCGCTACTCGTACCTGAACGGCAAGAACGCCGTGACAATCGCCGCGAAGTTCAAGAAGGGCTCGGATTCGAGCTACGGAACGCCAATCGAGTTGGCCGATTCAATCCAGTCCACGGTGACGTGCGACAGGGATTCCGCCTACGACTTCGTCGTGACCATCGCGGACAAGCTGGAATCGACCGACTACAACCTCACGCTTGGAAAGGGCATCCCGTCGTTCTTCATTGACGCCCAGAAATCGAGCGTCGGCGTGAACTGCCTGCCGAGTCAATCGGACGTTTTGCAGCTGGGCGAATCGGCATGGCTGACGGCTCAGGGAGCCTACCCGGTCGGGGCAATCTACCTGAGCGTGACCGACGCGAACCCCGCTGCGCTTTTCGGCGGCACTTGGGAGCGAATCTCGCAAGGCCGATTCCTCATCGGTGCTGGAGCCAACGCAGCTAATACGACCGACTATTGGGGAAGCTATGCGGCTGGTGCCGAGAATTTTCCGGCAGGGGAAATGGGCGGCGAGGTCACGCACACACTCACAGTTGATGAGATACCGTCCCACACCAACTCCGAGAGGCTTGAGTGGAGCAACACCAAAGCGTGGGGTCTTACTGGTGCTGGGCAAGGTGCAAATGCCGTTGTTGACCAAGGCAGCTCGACGGAGGCGACTGGCGGCGGCAAGCCACACAACAACCTTCCTCCATATCTGGTCGTGTTCATGTGGAAGCGGGTAAGCTAAGCACAAAAAAGGCGGGTAGCACTACGCTATCCGCCTATGTTTGTATATATTCTCTGTCTGTTTATCATCGCGTGCCCTATAAATCTGGCACAAGATGATAAACATTTAGATTCTGAGAGTTACGCGCAGGCGTGGGTTCAATCCCGTGCCGAGCTCGGTCTTTTCATATTCTATTCGTTCCGCCATGCCTTTCAGCAGGCGGTTGCGGTTTTCACTGTCGAGTGTCCAGTATTCATCTAACGCCTTGGACAGCACCGGGATTCGTTTTATGTCGCGTTCGGGCTCGGCGGCTTTCAATGCTTCAAGGCGTGCCGTCAGTTCTGCCTTTTCCGCGTTTACCTTTTGCACACGTTGCAAGTACGTGGACCTGTCATATACGCCCGTTTCATATGCCTCACATGCCCTGTCGAGCATCTTCTGCCGTCTGTCTATCTCTGATTCGAGCACGCGCATTTCGTCGGCGTTGTCCTTCGCCTCTGTTTCGTATCCGCTCCACACGTACGTGAGACGTTCCAATTCAGCCTGTATCGCGTCCACCACCATACGCTCCACTATCTCCAGTTTCGTGCTCTTTGTCGCGCATCCGAACGTCTTGCAAATGAGATATTCGGCTTGCGCGCCGTTGGTGCGTTGCATGGTCTTGCCGCATTGCGAGCATACGACCAATGAGGCCAAAGGGTTGCGGTTGGTATGTGCGTGGCGTGTGCGCGTCTCCATCGTCTTCAGTCGCGCGGCGCATTGGTCGAACGTGTCTGTGCTGACTATCGGCTCGTGTCGGCCTTGCACGTATTCCATATCGCTGTTTCTAACGTATGTTTCCTTTATCTCACCGTCGATTATCTGGCGGTTTTTTATTTTCCGTTTGGTTTGCAGTTCCCCGAGGTATGTTCGGTTTCGGAGTATTTCGCCGATTCGTGTTCGCGTGAATTCATTCCCCGTGCGTTGCCTTACTCCCGACGCTTGCAGTTCGCGCAGTATGTCATTTATCTTTGCGCCTTGCGCGTATCGATCGAATATGAGGCGCACGACTTGCGACTCGCTAGGATCAGGGCATAACGACCACCCTTTGCCATCCTTACGTTTCCCGTAGCCGTATGGCGGTACGCTGCCGATGAAATACCCTTCTTGCTGTGCTTGCATCCGTCCCCTGTGCAATCGGCGTTTAATCATCTTGTATTCACGTCGGCTCATGAAGAGCCCGAACTCGAAGAATTCCTCGTCGAAGGAATCATCGCCAGCAAGGTCGTAAGTCTTTGTGAGCGTGATTATTTTCGTATCACTGAATTGGAAGGATTTGAGTATACGCGCTTGGTCTGCGCCATTCCCGCGACTCAATCGCTCAAGCTCGATGCAGAGCACCCCTGTGTACATTCCGGCTTCGACGGCTTTAAGCAGTCTCTGCATCTGCGGGCGTGCCTCGATGCTCTCTCCTGACACGATCTCGCGGTATATGTGTGCCTCGTCCACGTATATGTTGTTCCTGTCTGCTAAGTCGCGCAGCATTTCTTCGTGTCGTGCCAATGTGTTTTCGTGCCCCAGTTCTTCGTCAGCACGTGATTTTCGTAAATATAGTGCGTATGCCATTCATCATCTAGTCCTTTCTTCGATGCAGTAAAAATTGTGCGAATAGCTGTATTTCCTCTAGCTCTTTGTCGGTGTAAATCCGGTTTGAAAAAGTTATCTCCCGTTGCGGCGTGCCATGCACTAATTCCTCGATCGTCACACCGAAATACTCGGATAGTTTAAGCAATGTCGGCAAGCTGATATTTTCGGCGCTCCGATTGAACCATGAATTAACCGCCGATGGGCTGATTCCGCAGTCGCTCGCCATTTTTCGACGGGATACGCCTTTTGCGCTCATAAGTGCTCGAAGATTGTCACAAAATGCCATGTCGATTCACCACCTTTCGTGTCGAAGCGTCATTGTCTCGCGTCTTGCGCATCTCTAATACATCATGTGAGATTATCAAAGTAAACACAAAAGTAGTCAGGTTTGATAAAAATTTCTACCATTTTTACCGATTTGTGTTGCGGTTTGCAAAAAATAGGTGTATAGTGATTGGCATACGAGGTGAGCACAAAAGAGCACACCGTGAGCACAAATGAGGAGGTGCAATGAATGTATCGGAATCTGAAAGCGGAGATAGCAAGGGCTGGGATGAGCACTGCTGAGTGCGCTGAAATCATCGGCGTGAGCTTGGCGACATTCTACCGTCTGCTGAATGGATCTGCCGAGTGGAAGCTGTCTGAAATGCTCAAAATGAGCACGGCTATCACTCAACACCATGGGCACGCCGGGCTCGACTATCTCTTTGGTGGTGGGTCAGATGGAGCGTCGTAAGCCATCAAGGGAGCATCTGGTGGCACTCTATGACCTGATTAATGAGCTGTTGCCTGATGCGCCAGTCTACTACACTGACGAAGAATTGAAACAAATGAGGAGGGAATCGAACTGTTATGAGCATGAGCATATACGATATCGATGACGCAATCTTGTCCCTCGTAGACATGGAGACTGGCGAAATCGAGGACGAGAAGCGCTTCGACGAGTTGCAGATGGAGCGCACGCAGAAGGTCGAGAACATCGGCTGCTTC